CAAAAAAAGCCGCCGATCAGTGCATAATCTGATCGGCGGCACAACGTTTAGAAGCGAAGACGCTTCGTCGAACGCCAACAAAGGCGTGTGGGAAGGATAGGGGTGCAACAAGTGGATGATCGGAGAAAACATCCAACGCCCGAGCTGTTCAACCTCGAGTTGTCGCGTGCCCTTTTGTAGGTGTTGATCGGCAAGATAATATACCTACGGACATGATCATCAGGATATACGCCCCCAAAGCGCGTCGAGGAAATGCCTATAACCTCAACATCCGAATGATTATGTCAAAGAGCAGTGTGAAACATAAAATAAAATGAGAATTTTTAACAACAAAAATTAATCCTATCCTTCCCACACATTTATAACTATACAGCGCAATGACGAATTATACACTTATTTTTTAAACGGAGGAGAACTCCGTTCGACGAACGTCAATCCAATTTTCCTATCTCATTGCCCCACATCTGCCATCCTGGACGTGTGTGTCTTGAGAATAATTCGAGGTATGGACCGGATGACCGTGCTTCTACCATGGTATAAAATTCTTCAGGCTTTTGGGAATGCTCCCGTTTATTTGCCTTGATAATAGAAGGGATACCGCGGTGGAGGGTTCTTACTTGGCTACCTTTCCCCTTGACACCAAAGAGACATAGTTCGTGTTGTCCTCTGAAATAATATCCCATACCCATCGAATTCTTTACCCAACAGATGTTCGTCTTATATTCAAAGCCAATCTTCTCCATTAAGGATAATCCTCTACCGATGTGCATATTGACGACCCATATGTAGCAGTGAGCGTTATCAGTGATGACATATTTCTCCAAGGTATCACACACCAATGCATTTATATCTGGAAGTTTCATGGTATTGTATTTGTGATTGACACTTTTGGGACCTCCCCCTTGGAAATGCCATGGTGGATCGAGTACTATTGTACTGATTTTCATTTCGCTCTCCAATCTGTCCATATCATCGGGCTCTCATGCCCCTTCTCTAAGTGCAGTGCGCAAAACTGCCATCCAAGTTTTGGGAAGGGTGCGGGCGGCCTATCGTGCCATACGCACTCCTTAAATCCCCATCCCTCTGCTCTGAGCATCTTCTGTAGTTTACCGTCGCCAAACTGCTGATGCGCCATCACGGGTGCTATGACGATGTTCTGTGATACTGTTAAGGCGTGCTCGATGATCAGCCCAAGGATACTATATGGTGGATTAGTTATTATCCAATCAACCTGCTCATTCCATTCGAGGAAATCCTTACCTTCTGTTATCTCACACCAATCAGTGAAGATGTCGTTTTGTATGTATCCTCCCTCCAAACCCGGGCCTGCGCACGGTTCAAGTACACGACCTGATGGATTGAAGTGATCGATGATCCTGTTCGCGAAGCATCGTGGTGTGAGATACACGTCACTCTTCTTCGGAGGTTTATGCTTAAAGTATTTCATTCAACGAGCTCCAGCTTCTTTGCCTTACGTCGGGCCCAAGCATCACGCATCTTAGCCTTCGCCTCATCAGTGTGTTTGCTGCCCGTGTTGAGATCACGAAGGCGTTCGATGTGCTCGCGAGGAGGCACCATCCCCATCCTTGATGCGCTCATCTTCGCTCTCGTCTCATCACTTAGTTTCCATCCGCTCCTTGAGCTCATCGCGTTCATCAGCTGTTGATGCATCTCGAGTAATCCCGTGATCCTACACTCTATATCATCCATCAGTTCCTGAATATCTGTCATCTTTGCCATTGTATTACCTCTTGCTTCTTCTTAAGTTTAACCTGAATGTTATGTTTGTACATAATCTGTTCCTCAACCTGTTTGAGATCCATTTTGTTTCGAGACATCCAGCCGTCGTGCATAATCAGCGACCACCTGCTATCCATATCTATTGCTGTTCTTATCACTTTTGCCTCCGTCGCCATCAACTTACGTGAGAGCACGGAGCCTGAGAGGCCTCGTGCTTTAAGATAGTGTTGATGGCGATCTCGTATCTTATTTAATATTGTGCTGCCTGTGCCGCTTCTATCTCCGTAGAGCACCGCGTTTCGTCGTTGCTTCATCACCGCGGTGGATTGCTTACCCTCATTACCTATCTTTAGCATAAACCAGTCGTTATCGTATACCATCTCATTGAGGAGTTGCTTATAATCTGATGGTATATCCGGCTGCTGAGCGAAGAGCGTCCAGTGGCAATTCTGTATATCATAGTCGTACATATCCGTTGTAAGCATATCCCTGAAATTCTTGGAAATATACTGCATCGACATACCCTTCGTGTATAGGCGATCAGGTCGTGCGTAGTAATCATCACGATACTCTCCGCCTGTTCTTAGTAATTTATCCACCCATATATCGATGTGTTTGTATCTCTCGTTATTTACCACGTGTGATTTGAGTGCCCTTAAGTTATCAGTTAGTATGAACTGCTCCTTTGAGATGATAGGCTGTTGCGTAACTTTACCTCTATAGAGGGTATGATAGTTAGAGAGATATAACTCAATCACTACCTCTCTAAATTCTGGGTTCCACTCAATAATTTCCTTACAATGTGGTTCAAGATTGGCGGCATTTGTATTCCACTCGGCACCACACACATAGCCTCCATCTCGCTTAATGAAGTGGTGCTTGTACTTGTAGTACTGTTGACACGCCTTCTTCAATATCTTGAAGTGAATGAATGGATGTTTCCTCCATCGCTCAGTGAAGAGGTTCCGAACACACGCCATGTAATACACATCAAAGAGATTTGATTTGTTCTTCGAGTATCTACCCATCCTCTTTATAAAATCTTTTTTATTCATTGCCGATCCTTACGTATTGGGTTACGCAAATAAATATACTCTATAAAACTATATTTGTATACTTTTTTTTTGTTTTAATACATATATATTATAAGCAAAGTTAAGTTGTGTTGCACGAGAATGAATGGAGAATAACAATGAATAAGTTTTATAGGAGTGCGGAGCTCCGCACAGGAGTTACAGCCGAGTTTGTCGTGCTTGACTTCCTTAGAGAGAATAATATATTAGATGATAATGACTACGACTACAGCATCGTTTACCCGACTGAGAGGAAACCATATGATATACACTGTGAGTGTGATGATGCATCATCGACGATCGAGGTTAAGGCGGCAAAGAAGTTACCTCAGTGGAAGACGTTCTTTGCTGAGGTCGTTCAAACAAAAAGCAAGACGTACCCTGAGTATTTGGTAACACCTCCCGATCATATGGTGTATGTGGATACAGTGGGAAAGGAGCTTTATCTGTATGACGGAGTTATCTTTGCTGATGCGGTGAAGCGACGTTACTGGCAGAAAATGCCAAATAAAGCACGAACTTCTGAAGGTATAAAATTCTACACACAGTCAGATGAGTTCGGCTTTATAAGTAAACACGGATGCGAGGAGCAGTTTGAGAACGTGAGATCTGATTACACACAGGACATCAAGAATAGATTACTCGCATCAAAGGATGTACCATACCGCGAAGGTAACAAGGAGTGTGATGGTTTACCGTCACTTAGGAAACCTATCCTGTTGGAGCAGTGATTTGATAATGATATAAGGCTATCCTTGCAACACCTGCTGTTCCTGAAGGGACAGCGTTCGTTGTAAATTTAAGAGAAGCAGTAGAGCGAAAGTACATTCCTTCCTCACCTTGAGTCTGAGTTGGGCTCCAAGCAGCGACAAGGTTATCGTCCACCTGCTCTAATGTATTATCAGCATAAGTCCCGAAAGCATCATCATCTGA